GTTAATGACGACTCCATTATGAGTGAACTAGAGGCTCATTATAAGAGCAAAAACAATCCGCTAGATGAGGAAAATTCCTCGCTAGAAGATGCTCTTAAGGCCTTTGAAGAACTAGAGATGGACGACTAATTAAACAGTCTAATATTATCACCCTTCTTAAGGGAACGGCTCTCATATTGAGAGCTTTTTTTATACCTCATAATATTCTCAATATCCTCAAATAAGATGCCAAGATAGGCTGGTTTAAGAATATAAATTCCCCTCTTTTTTTCTTCTTTCTCTATTTCGTAATCGTAGTTTGTTATTGGCTCAACGAATGTAGATTTTGGCACATGTACAGTATAGCCCAATCCCTCATCAAAAAATTCATAATAATAAGAGTTAGCAGTAAAGCTACTATTTTCTGCTAAGGTAAAATGTACTTCTTCAACTCTTGGATTTGCAAGAATTGGATTTGGGTTTGCTGGAATTTCGTTTAGAATGAATTCAAAGGATTCAACAGTTCCATTATCTTCTTGTAGAATATTACTTATAATAAACTGTCCGTTATATTCGCTTTCTGTTACGTTAATAATCGTTATTTGAGTTCCGACTTCTAGACCAACGATTCCGTCAACTAGAGAGACTGTTGCCTTTGTTCCATCACTTGTTAAGGTATTAATCTTAGAGTTGATAACTTCTATAAAATTACCGTTGGTTTTCCAAGTAGGTGATACCCTGATATTCCCTGGAAGCATTTTAATTCCCAAAGAATTTAAAATTTCTCTTGTTTGATAATGATGAATACCTGAGTATAATTGATCATAAGACCCATACTTTTGTAGCATTATCTTATCAAAAACATAAGAAGGCAACGGCCACTCTTCTTGTGTATTGATAATATTATTAGAAAGAAAAACAACCCAATCTAATGTTGGATCATCATAAACTTTATTTGCTACTTGATCAGCTCTCTCATCACCTTCAATTTGATAATCCTCAAAATAAGCCAGATTGGTGAAAATACTCGGAACTATCTGCCCTCTTCTAAAGAAGTTCTTTACAACAGTGTATTCAGAAATTTTAGAATCTGGTAAAAGACTTATGTAATTGAAGTCTGAAACGTAACTGAAGTAATGAGCCATTAGTAGCCTATTGAATGATTGATTGTTTCATCTGTTTCATAATCAACATCGTAAATAGGAACAATTTCTTGGAAGGTCATGTTAATATTATAAGAAACCATCGTTCCTTCTTGATATGTCATGTAAGAATTATTAGGTGTATAATCGACAGTACAATTTTGCAATGCGCAATGTTTGATTTTACCAATACCATCGTGTTCTTTTATATTACCCATCATGTACTTAATATCAAAGACATACGGAGCAGTAAGAAAAAGACTATTTGCTTGTACTCTAGGTGCCATTCCCTGTTTGAAGAATCTTATGATCTTCTTTACTTCACTTCCTTCAATTTCGTCTCTCGGTGATAACTTAAAATTGAATGTAAAAGGTCTTAGAGTTGGGGTGCTGAACAATAACTCCAAATTGGGATTTAAAACTTTACCTGTGGCTCTACTCAATAGACCTTGAACACCAATAATTTGCTCTACCAGATAAAGTCTCCCAAGATTTCCAACATTTCCATCACTCAATAGATTTTTCATTGCATCTATTGATGCGTCAACCTGTGGATTATCATCAGACATCATATTATAAGACAAGTTGGCAACTCTTCTTTGTAGATCGTTCAGGGTGCCATCTGCCCAGGTAACAGCATTGGTGTCTTGGATTTTATCTTGAATCGGGAGAAACACCTCACCAACCTTAGAACCACCTATTCGGATAGATGTTGCTTCATATTGATCGGATTCTTTTATTCTGTCTTTTGTTGAAGGGAAAGGAGCCTCAGATGAACCGGGTACTGGGCCAACAGCAGCATCGTCTTTTTTCTTGGCGTATTGCTTTAACCTAAAGTGAATTCTATCTTGCCCTTCAATTTCTCGGCCATTAACAGTCCTATCATTTTTCATATTAATAGGATACATCAAATAAGACCGCCCAGGATTAACGTCGGGTCTTATGATGTTTTTATTAACAGTCCTTAAATTTTCAGCCGAAATAATGGGCATTGTTTTTGTTATTATTTATAGCTTAATTGGGTAGAATGTTTGTATTCTCATAACATCTTCTAATTCCCACTCTTTTATTTCATAAAATCTTGACTGGAATCTACTATAATCGTAATTACGGTACATACTCTCAATATATTGTGGAGCGTTCCTCCAGTGTAGGTTTACACCAAATACATGAAAAGCTTCTTTATGGAGTATTATAGAAACGGGATAAAGATCAAAATACTTACCTTTTGTTTTTGCCCAATACTTAAAAGTGTAATATTTTCCTATCTCTAGAGATTCTTCCTGACGACCGAGATTCTGAAGAGTTTCTACCAATTTATCCCAATAAAAATCAGGTGACTTCCCTGGTGGTAGAGAATCAGCCAACTCTTTTATGCTGTATAACTGCTGCCTATCGCGGATTCTTCTTTCTTTTGTTACACTAGATTGAATATCAATCTTCGGCTTCTTTTCTTCCTTTTCTAACGCAAGTCTCTTTGCCCGACCAATAAGACTTCCGAATTGGATATTTGCGTTAATCCAACGAAGAACCCATTGAGTAGATCTGGAGATTGCGTTTTTAAACATCAGACTTTCTTAAGACCTAAGTTTTTTTCCGTAAGTATAATAAATTCCATTCCATTGTTACGACAAAAATCCTCAGCAAATTTCCATTTAGATTGATTTTTTGCGTAGGTATTACACTCATTAATATAAGTTCTGGTTTTCTTTCTTCCTTCTTTGGGTGGTAGCGTTTGTTTATAGGGTTTTACTTCAACAAGATATTTCTTTGTTGTCCCATCTGGTTGTAAGACTTCCATGTAAGCATCTGGGAAATAACGACGAGTTTTCATTGTAGATTCGTCCCAATACTTTATGGCGAATGGCTCACTTGACCACTTTACTATATTGCTACTGGAATCACAAAATTGGAACAGATGTCTTTCCCAAGAAGATCTATAAACAATCTCACTAAGATCTCCGATATACTTGTCTGGATTAACGGGGTGATAAAAATTCTGAACCCAATTATTGGACACTAAATATAGTTTAGACTCTTAATATTTAGAGATAAGTTGTATAAACCCAAACCACCAACTATATCACAATTAAAGGATAAGATTCTTCGCCCAGCGACGACATCTAATTATCAATGCTGGTTTCCACCGCCGGTTAGTGTCAAACAATGGTTTGATGAAAAGAAACTTGCTGGTCTTGATATAAATTTTAATGATGATACTTTTGAGATGATAAGTCTTAATTGTATGGAGGCCAATTTACCAGGCTCTACTTTTTTAACGAATGAAATCACCGATGATTATACTGGTGTAACCGAGCGACATGTTTATCGTAGACAATATGACGACAGAGCGGATTTTACGTTTCAGGTTGATAATTCCGTAAACAATTCATCAATCAATTCTGCTAATTATAGAGTCTTATTGTTTTTTGAACTTTGGATGCAATATATTGTTGATGAGCAAGAAGTATTAGGAATGAGAGATCCTAATTATTTCTATAGAGTGAACTACCCCTATAAGTATCAGGCACCTTATATTATCATCAATAAGTTTGAGAAGGATTTTAGAGGTAACTACTTACAATATAAGTTTTTGCAAGCTTTTCCTATTGCAGTTAACAGTATTCCGGTATCAAACGAATCTTCCCAGATTCTTAAATGTACTGTTTCTTTCGCATACACTCGTTATATTATTGATACATTCCCTTTATCTGGATTACCCAAACCAAATACTCCAGCTAGAACTCGTGATAACGTCCCTCAACCACCAATCTAAATAAAACGTCATAATTTAGTTGTTGTTTATGTCGGTTATTCCCGCTCCAATTTATCCTACTTATGAGATCGTAATTCCATCTCTAAAAAAGAAAGTAAAATATCGCCCCTATATTTCCAGAGAAGAAAAAGTTTTAACAATCGCATTAGAAAGTAAAGATCCTGAGGAGATGATAAATGCGATTAAAATTATTATTAAAAATTGCATTCAAACAAAAGACATTGATGTTGATAAGCTTGCCGTTTTTGATATTGAATATCTCTTTTTAAACATCAGAGCAAAAGCCGCTGGAGAAGAAATTGATTTGCAGGTTTTATATCCAGACGGAGCCGAAGAAGGTGAGGACGACCTTTATATCCGCGTGAAGTTAAACGTATCAGATATAAAAGTAATAGAGACAAAAGGTCACACTAATATTGTTGATCTTGGTAATGATATGAAACTGTTTATGAAATATCCGTCTTTTGATTATTTCGTTAACGATCAGTTTATGTTAACCGACGTTGAACAAATGTCACTTGATGAGAAATTTGATAAAGGTTATGAGGTTTTGGCTTCTTGTGTAGATAAGATTTGTTATGGTGAAGATGTTTGGTTATCCGATGATGTTGGTAGAGAAGAAGTCGTTGATTTTCTGTGGAAATTAACTTCCAAACAACTTGAAAAGTTACAGAATTTCTTGGATACTATGCCTCAGATGAAACATGAGATTAAACTAAAACACCCAACCCGAACCGTTATTGATGAGAAGACGGATGAAGAAGTTCCAGAAGAAACTAAAATCACTCTAAACGGTATCATTGATTTTTTTATCTAGGGCTGTCTCATATCAATTTAGAGACTTATTATAGACGCACATTTGCATTAGTACAATATCATAAATGGGATCCTATTTGGATGGATGATCTGATACCTTGGGAATTGGACGCTTATGTTGAACAACTAAAACAACATTTAGAAGAAGAACGAGCAAGAAAAGCCCAACAACAGCATCAAATGTCCTCATAAATATAAAATAATTACGTTATTTTTTAATGCCCGCAGCCAGAGTAAGGCAACCAAAAATAGAGGATCTTAATCTATCCCCAGTTCAATTAGCAAAGGCTCAAGACTTTGTTGAAGAGCTAGGAATAGGTGTTAAAGATCCTCTTTATTATTATGCCTTATTGTGGTGTAAAGATAACGAAAAATCTAATGGAGATTATCTAAGCAATTCCGAAAGAAAAAAGTTTGATTCGGAAATATTAAAGAAACGTAGAGGCTCAATATCACTTAAGATTCTTGGTGATATCACATTACTGGAAAGTGTAAAAAAAGAAACTAAGAATAGACAACAGCAGACTTCAACAGATACCGCACAGCAGATTAGAACGGCTAAAACTAAGGTATTAAAAAAGAAAGCCCCGGCCAAGATTCCTCCTCCTAAACTCACACTTACCATTGATAAGGCGGAAGTAGAGAAAGGTGAGTCTTATACTGTTAGCTGGAAAGCCGAAAATGCTATTACTGTTTCTAGATCAATCGGATTCTATCCCCGTATTCTAGATGTAGAATTAAGCGGATCTAGAACTATTACTGCCGATAGAATTGGTAGTAAGACTTATGGTATTACTGTAAGAAGTTCTACAGGCAGAGGTGTATTTGCTACTGCTAAAATTCAGATTGTTGAAGTAAAAACAGTTGACGATCCAGTTCAGAAACCTCAACCAAAAACTCCTGGAGTACCAAGAGTTATATCAAGAACATTATCAAGAAGTGGTGGTCCTGAAGATAGTAGTAGAGTTCTTAACGACATTAATAAATCCTTAGACACCATTCTAAAGATTCTCCAAACTCAAAACATGCTCACGCAGAGTTTGGCTAAAATGCAACTCAAAGAAGCTGAAAACGAAAGACGTAGAAAAAAAGAATCTGTTTTAGAGTCTGTTAAAAATATAAGGCAAAAAGCGATGGAGAAAGCTTTTGCCCCTATTAAGAATATTTTTGAACAGATTTGGAAATTCATTTATTACACTCTTTTAGGAAGAGCTTTTACTGAGTTTATACGATGGGCTGGTGATCCGAAGAATTCTGGTAAAATAAAATCAATATCTAGATTTCTTAAGGATTTCTGGTTTTATATTGGTGGCGCAGCAATGTTTTTCTTAACACCTCTTGGGTCTATGGTCAAGGGTGTTTATTCAACTATTAAATTCTTTGGGGGGCTATTACTGAAAAGCCCGCTTTTACTTGGTTCTTCGGCGGTTGCTGGAATTGCAGTTTTAATGAATGAAATAACAGGACAAAGAGCTGCTGCACCGCTTCAAGCAGAAAGAGCTGCAAGAGTTCAATCAGGAAAAACTATTGATATTCCTGGTGTTGATGTTATGAATGAAAAATATAAGACTCCTGGAATCGCAGGTAGAACTGGATACGGTTTATTGGGTGGTCTTGCTTATGGTGGAATAGTAACACCAGGAACAGGCATGACAGTAAAAGGTGCTGGTGTTGATACACAACTTGTTCCAATAAAAGACGGTGGTTCTGTAGTTTTACAAAAAGGTGAAACCGTTCTACAGAAAGGCGCGAGAGAAAGAATGATGGGTGCGACAGGAATTGACCCACTTCTCTTTAACATCGGGCCTAATGCCAATAAGCCAAGAACGATTGGATCTAAACTCACCGCTATGAGCACTGGTGGTATCGTTGGTGGTAAATCTCCAAGTTTGCTTAATTCACAAGCAAGGCATATTTTAAACCGACTTATTAGAGGTGGTTTAACACCAACAGCAGCGGCTGGAATTGTTTCTAATATTGGTGTAGAAAGCGCCTATACTTATGACCCAAATACACATCAAGGTGGTGGAGGTCCCGGCAGAGGATTAGTACAATGGGAAAAAGGTGGAAGATTTGATACTGACAATATTAATCTACAATCCTTTGCTAAGAGTAAAGGGAAGTCGTGGAATGATATGGACACTCAGATTGATTTTATATTACACGAGCTTAATAATCATCCTGAGTATAAGGCTGTTAAAAATAAAATCAATAAGAGCAAGAGTATTTCCGATGCAACAGGTATCTTTCTTAAGGAATATGAAAAAGCTGGAACACAACACATTGAAGATAGAGTTAAAATTGGTTCTGAATTAGCAAAATCTGGATGGTTAAATCCACCAAAGAAAAAAGAATCAGTTAAATCCAAAAATTCTGGCTTTAATCCTCTCGCTTTGTTAGGTGGCTTCCCTAGGCCGGTTAGCGCCGAAGAAATGTCCAAACCGACTCAGCCTAAGGTAACACCAAAACCACAACCGAAACCCAAGTCACAGCAGCGGGCCTGGTGGGATCCTAGAGGTTTTATGGGTCTCAAAAAGGGTGGATTCGTCAGCGGATCACTTCCTGTCGTTGGTAGTGATCCTGAAGACAGACATATGGCATTATTGAAAGCTGGTGAATACATTGTGCCTAAATTAACAGTCCAAAAATTGGGGGTAAATTTCTTTGATAATATCGTTTCAAATACCGATCCAAATTCTAATGCGGCAAGAGTATCAACAATAAGTAGAGAATATGATATTCCAATGCCAGTATCTTCGTCAGGCACTGGTGGCGCATTTATAACACTGCCACCGATTATGAAGAGTGCGATGGCAGATTCAACAGAAACTTCAACAACAAGCGTTCCATCTTTTTCTGCTATTTCTCCAATGGGTAATGGTGTTAGAGGAATGTTGGCTGAAATTTATGGTATCGGTTGATGGACAATACTCCGGCAAAAGTTCTTACAAAAAGAGCAACGGTATTAAAAATAAGAAACAAAGTCCTTGCTATTGAGAAAGTATTCAAAAATAGTCTTGCTTATCAAATCGTAGCAAAACAGAAAGATCAAAAGCAAAAAATAAAAATAAGGATTCTTAATGGAGAAGAAGAGAGACGAAAGAAGAAGACATCCAATCTAGAAAAAATAAGAAACAAACTATCCTTAAGAACTGGTGTCGGTGAAGGTGCAGCAAATTTTCTAACAAACACTCTTATGGGGTTTTTGTTTACTGCAATTGTTCCTGCATTACCTAAACTTTCTGGTATTATTAACGCATTAAAACCCGCCGCATGGTTTGTATCGGCATTAACAAATCTTTTTCTTAATACAATCGGCGGATTTATTGAGACAGGTTATAAGTTACATGACACAATAAAAGGAACATCGGAAAACATCAAAAAGATTCCGATTAAGAAAGAATTTGATGAGTTTCAAACAACTCTATCTAAAAGCCTCGGATCTGTTGTTGACGTTGTTTATGGTATCACTGGCAGTAAACCTCCAACTCAACAAGCAAAAGAACAAACTAAAAAACCAGTAAAAGGTGCTGCGGTTGGTGGCCCAATTGATTATACTCCACCGACACGAAAACTTAAGAAATCACAGGAACTCAACATACCCAGAAAGCAAACAATACCCGAAACCAAAATCGGTAAAGATGTTGGAGGTGAAGGCAAAGTTAGAGAATTTTATGGTAGTCCGAAAGTTGGATTCGGTGGTATTCTTGGAATCTTTAAACCAAAAAATGCACCTCTAACAAAAACACCTGTTGACAGTATTTCAAATATTTCAAAAACCTTAAGAAGAAGAAATCTTCTTTTTGGTGACATTTCTAGTGTTGGTTCTGATATCGCATTAGGACAAAAACCAAATAAGAATGTTTATAGGAATACTGCCAAAGACGTTATTGAGTTGGCCCAGATGATATCCGAGAAGCAACAAAATAGTGCTATAGCAATGGCTACTGGTGGATCTGTTCCTAGTAGATCCTTAACATTAGCTTCTCGTGGAAATGTTGTTGATGCTGTTGCTACTGTTATTCAAAAGTCTGTTGATGATCGGGTGAATCGGGCAATGGCGGATTTTAGGCGCCCTGTTGGTAAGGAGGAAATGTTAGAAGAAAATCAGAAACGAACAGAGGGTGGCAGTTATGGTTCAGACGGTGGTTCTGGCGTCGCTGGTGGAATTTATGGCGGGTATCAACCTCGTGGTGAGATGGAAAAGAAAATATATGATTATCTTACAAAAGAAAAGAAAATGAATGATATTCAGGCTCTTGGATTAATGGCTAATATTGAAAGAGAGAGCGGTTTTCGTCCTGGTATTAAAGAGAAAGGCGGAACTGGGCATGGCTTATTTCAATGGTCTCATGGAAGAATTGCGCCTTTTATTCGCGCAGTACCTGATTGGCAGACTAACTGGAAGGCTCAGATTGATTATGCTTTGAGTGAACCAGAATCATTATCAATGGTTAAACCTGGAGAATACGCTTCCAAAACTTTTGTGTCTGCTCAAGAAGCTGCTGATTGGTGGATGAGAGAATGGGAAAGGCCAGCCGATATAATTTCTGGATCAAGAAAACATTCTGGTTATCTTAAAGGTGTTCCAAAAGGTCCTACTGGAAGTGCCATGTTTAGGGCACCCGAATCTGAGATAAAAGATTTAAAGGATATTAAAGTTGAAGGAGGTATTTTACCCAGTATAAAATTGGGGTCAAAAGCTGGACCAAGAATACATCCTATAAGTGGAGTTCTCCGACCCCACACAGGAAACGATTATGTTATGGGTTTAGGTTCACCTATAAGCATATTAAAAGACGGTGTAGTTACTAGATCGGAAGTCAACGGTTCTTTGACATCGGGGTACGGTAATTTAGTTGAAATAACCCACTCAGATGGTTCCCGTAGTGTATATGCCCACTTAAATGAAAGGGGTGTTGCGGTCGGCCAGCCCGTAAAAAAAGGAACTGTTATCGGGACTGTAGGATCAACGGGTGGAAGCACCGGACCTCATTTACATTTTGAATATGATGATCCGAATGGTAGACGTGTTAATGACTGGGAAAAATTAAATTCAATGGCAGATAATATTTTTCGTTTTGGTAACATAAAAATTTTACCATCGCAAACGTATTCACTATCCTTAAAGAATGGTAAAGAGGGTGTTATTGAAGATGGAAAATGGAAACCAAAAAAATGGACACAAGAGGAAAAAAATCGCTATAATTCTGCTTCCCAAATAAAACTTGAAGAAGCCAACAAAAAAGTACAAGATAATAAAAACATTGAGGTTAAAAATAATGATTCCAGAACCATGATAAAAGATAATAGGGCAATAAAAAAAGAAAATTCTCAAACCAAAAAAGTAAACAATTCACAACAAAAACCGAAACAGCAACCAAACCTATTAGAACAAGTCCGAAGTAATATTAGAAAAATAACGGGATTCAAAAAAGGCGGATCTGTCGGTAACATTTCAAACTATGCTTCGTATGAGAATACTGGCGCCTCTGTTGTTATTGCAATACAACCAATGATAATTCAAAAAGAGACACTTGTGGAACATAAGATTCCAGTATCTTTTCCTGTGCCTTCTCGTGTAAATAATAATACAAACTATAGAGCATAATGGCTTTAAATCTCAATGCTGCCGCTGGCTCAGCCCAACTTAAACAGTTTATTCTAGTCTCTAACGAAGACAAGGATGTTGATATTACTGGCGGCTTTGTTGAGATGACATTTTACCATAGCTGTTTAGATTATAGTACAAGAGTTACAGCTATTATTGGTGATACAGGTTATAGAGAATCTGGCGCATCGGTTGGTATATTTGAGAGAGACGATTTAAATCTAACTGCTGGAGAAAAAGCGACAATTCTAGCTGTTGATGGTTATGGTAATAAGTTATCATTTTTGGGTGATTATCATCTAAGACTACAACAATTAAGAAACGTTGATGAGCATACAGGAAAAGCTATTTTCACTCTAGATTTTTATTCAAAGGAATCTATTGATAATGAATTGGTAGATTGTAGAGTCACAAAAAGATACAATGGAAGAATTTCAGATTCCATTGAAAGCATATTAACAGAAACGCTTAAAACCTCAAAGAAACTTTACGTTGATGAGACGGTAAATAAGTTTAACTTCTTAGGTAATATTGAGAAGCCTTTTTATAAGATTCCCTGGCTAGCATCTAAATCTATTCCCAATGTTCCTGGGGCAGTGGGTAAATATGCTGGGTATTTCTTTTATGAGACACCAGACGATGGATTAGGTAATGGTGGTTATCACTTCAAATCCGTTGACAAATTTTTCACACAAACTCCGAAGAAAAAGCTAATTTTCAATAACACTCCCTATCTACCTTTTGGTTATGATGAGAAGATTCTTACTTATTCAATCAACAATTCCGTTAATCTGGACAACACATTAAAAGTTGGATCACTAACAAAACCCATTATTAAAAGCTTTAATCCTTTCACCAAAGAATATAAAGAAGAAACATCCTTTAGTGATGTTGAACGAATGGGTGATGAATATATGGGTGGAACAAGTCTTCCTTTTATCGCAAAGGATTTAGACTTATGGAACAAGTCAACAAAAATTTATACAAAATGGAAGCCTGTGGGAATTTTACCGACTGGCTCTACATTAGAATCTCAGTTATCCGAAATAGAATCCGAAGATTGGGATATTGAAGCGATTGAACGGCAAGCAAGATCCAGATACAATAACCTCTTCAACACTCGTCTAAATATTACCATTCCAGGTGACTTCTCAATTTATGCTGGTGATGTTCTTTCCTGTGATTTCCCTGAATTATCGGGTAAAGCCGCGAAAATAGTCAGCAATAAAAAGAGCGGTAATTATCTGGTTATTGATGTTGCCCACAGAATAACAAAAAATAATTCTTTCACAACAATCAATCTAGTTAGAGAATCTATTTACAAATCTTAATTCCATGGAAAATATTACAAATCACATTGAAGCTGATAAAAAAGAACTGGATAATCCGGCTATCAGTCCACAAAGAAGGCGACATATTTCTCAAGAGCTAGAATCACTTGAGCTTTATAGAGAAAAACATCCCAACGATGACAAAGATCCTTCTCCACTGGAACTCTTTTGTAGTGAAAATCCAGATGCCTTAGAATGCAGAATTTATGAATGATGCCCCAGGTGTTAATTCTACGTATTGGTGGGTCGGTCAAGTTGTTGATGAAAAGAACTGGCAAAAATCTACTGCTGGTAAAATTCATAAACCAACCGACACAAAGGGAGAAGTTTTCTCATATAAGGTCCGAATTGTAGGTAGACACACCACAGAAACTCCTGATATTGATCTACCAACAGCTTCTGTCGCATTACCTGTAACGGCTGGTGGTGGATTAGCTGGTTCTGTTCAAACACCGAATGTACGGCAAGGATCTTATGTTATCGGTTTTTATCGTGACGGTAAAGATGGTAACGAGCCTTTTATCGCTTTCGTTCTTCCGATAAATCCAAAGACTCCTTTATTTCCTGGTAATCCTCAAACTGGATTTACAGCAAGAAGTGGATTCAATGGTGAGAACGGACAAAAGACGGTTTCCACATCCAATATTAGTATAAACCAAAACGGCACTACTCCAACGGAAAGTGTGGACCCCCATGTTTATTCTGTCAATAAGCGAGACCAATATGTTGACGGAAAAAGATTCTTTTATCTCCCGAAAACAAAAGCATGTGAAGGGCCGTCAGGCCCATTAAAGGGAATTCAAAAGAATCTCGGAGACGCAATAGCAACACTTAATCTAATAAAATCTGGAGTGTTGGGATCAACTTCTGATCTTCAAGGATTACTTGAAAATCAAATAAGTTCTTATCAAACCCAAATAACAGCATTAACAAAGACTCTTATTGATTCAATGAGAAGTTTTGTTCTTAATAAGATCAAT